TACGAATAATATAAATACTAGCCATTATCCTCCTGCCTTAATATTATATCCATATTTATCCGTTTCAAAAAAATTGATATAATATTTTTCACGTTCACTTAAATTTCCATCTTTAACTTCTTCAAGAATACTAAAGGTAAATTCATCCCAATGCCCAAATAATGCATCATGTATAGGCTATCTTTTAATTCCACCAATATTAAGTGAATTTTTTATATGTTCAATCCATCTTTTTGATACTTCAGCAGAAGTTTTTCCAATATATTTTTTATGGGTAGTAATATTTTCAATACAATAAATAACATTTTTAGGACTACGATTTCCTAATATGTTTTTCAAAGTTTGTCCAAATGCTTTTTGAATATATTCACTCCATATTAACTTATAAAGAATTTCTTTATGATGAATATGACTTTCTATAGAAACCAAATATTTAATATCTTCTTTATCATTTTCGGTTAAAATAATTCTATGATAATCAATTTCATTCTATAATTCTGCTTCTCGCCGTATCTACTCATTTATCGCGGCTCGTTTCGCTTGGTATTCTTCCAGTTCTAAAGTAATATTAGCTAACTCTTTCATATAATGCTCTGAAAGGCCACTAAAATTATTTTCTAATGAGGTTTTATATTCTGCAAATTGTTTATCTAAGTTTATTCGTTTTAGTTCAAATTCATGTTTGAGTTTTTCTTCCTCGACCTCTTTCACACGACCAAGTTCCGCGGCCGCTCGCTCATGCTCAGCCTTGAGCAGTCGCTCTGTCGCATCCCGGGCCTCCCGCGCGCGATCCTATTCATATAACCTCTATCTTTCTAATTCCTTCTTCTGTTTCTCTAACTCAGCATATTTCTCTTCATTCTTTTTAATATCCGCAAGCAAGGCCGCCGTCCTCTTTTCAAGTTCTGCTTCCCTTCTCCTTGTCAACTCATTTGTGACACGACGATATTCTCTATAATATAATATGAAGCAAATTAACGCTAGCATAAAACCAATGCCGCTTAATATATATCCTAACATCTCCTTTCTCTCCAAAAAAAATATACATAGATTTTTCATCTATGTATATTATATCATATTTTTAAAAAAATGTCAAGTTTTCCTATTTTTGGAACTCAACTTTTTAATTCGTTTTCTTCCTCAACAATAGGCCACTCTTTCAGCTCTGCATATAGAGCATCAATCCATGTATTACCATCCATCGACTTATAATCATTATAAATCTTAATAAATGCTTTCTTATCAGCACTTAAAATTCTCTTATACGGACGATATTTATAATAAATCTTATTCATATCATAACGCATCATATCTAATTGCGATTGATTTAACAGCTCAATTGACTTTTTAATTGAATGTAACTATTTATCTTGCTCAACAGTCATCAGCTTTAATTCATCAATCTTATCATCAACCGCAGCAATTATATCATCTTTAATAGACTATGCTCTACACGCTTCCTCTTGATTGCGCTCACCCTTCACTCTTTCACTATGTGATTTAAGTAACTCCGGCACTCGTCTATCAATGACTTCTTCAATATGCTCTTCTTCTTTCGCATTAGCCTTCGCCGCGATATCATCAACTGGCTTTTTGAAGAATTCCCATATATTCTTACTTGCTATAATAACTGCGCTAATTAAAACTATAACATTACAAACCTATGTTAAAGTAATTCCTTGTAACCACATGATTACAGCCCCCGACGCTTATATTCTCTATATACCAAATCATTGTGCCAACGACTTGTTACCATAAATCGCGGTGAAAACAATTCTCCAATAGTTGTAATATTGTTAAATTCCCAATATGGTATACGATACAATCTTATATTATGAGCAAGTGCATAGGCATTTTTGATACGGTCGTTTTCTTGTGCATGACGAAACGTACCGTAATCTTTATGAAAGCGTTTTATTTCTTGAAAGTGCAGCTCCGAATCAATTTCAAGTAATATATTCATTGAGGGAAGATAGAAGTCAAATCGTAATTTCCCATTCTTCAGATCAGGGTACGTTTTCTCACGAACATATGGAATTTGGTTTCGCCGTAACAAAGATGCAAACTTGTCTTCAACTTTGCTCACTATTAAGTGACCTTTTCCTTAAAAGACTCTAAAAAGTTGTAGAAAGGTTACAGATTTTTAATCTGATCATATGTGCAATCAGACCAAATCTTATCTTCTGGTGAGCGGAAAGAGAGAACCTTACCATGTCTGAGGCGGCCATCCTCTGTCAACTGCATCGCGCCGACCTCAACAACATGATGTCTGTAATCCTTATAGTTCTGTTTGACTTCGTCCGGTAGACCACTAAGATAACCAATGGCAATTTCTTTATCGCCATCCATAACACCAATTTCAAGCGATCCTGCCCATCCATAATAATATGGTTTAGTAACCGCCATCCACGGCTTATTTTCGTGATAGACTTCAAAGTAATGCGCGCCTTCGGGGATGCGCTCATCAGATTCTATATCCACCCAATATTTCCATGATTCTATTTCCTTGCCATTGTACGATTTTGTAGGCGCGGCCGCCTTCCCCGTAAAGAAGCAATCAATGGATTCCCGTAATTCCTTCTTTATCTTCAGCGATACGCGGGCCGGCGTCCGTTTAAAGTACACAGGAGCATTTTTCTTCATTATTACCATACCTTCGCGGCCTTCGGCTAAATGCATTTGTAACATATCCCATAAATCTGCCCCTTCATGATACTGAGCATATTGTACATAATCATGAGGATATTCATGACTAATTTCATGCAATTTTATAACACGCTCTTCAAATGGTGTTTTTGTAAAGTCAGCACCATCAAAGCACATTACATCAAATATATAAAAATTAAGTTTTTGCCCACTATTCTGTCGTGCGATACATTTTTCTTTCAAACATCCTAAAAGTGATGTAATCTTCTGCGATCCTTCATTGCCAGGTAGCCAACACTCTGAAAGAAGAACGGTTCCATTAGGCAGCGCCGCCATAAAATCATGAATTTGCGGCACCCAGGCCAGCTTCTCAGTCGCTTCGCCCTTCACATTTTTAGAACGAGCAACCATAAAGCAGTTACCATCTTCATCTTTTATCAAACGCTCATAGTAACCATCCACTTTTAAACTGCCTAGGAAATCTCCAGAGAACACCATATTACGTGTTTCTGTACGACGCTTTTCTTCTGGAATTGCCGCAGTGAAACTCCAATACTTCATGCTTTCGGCATTGATCCAATCTATTCCATTTACATAACCTTTCATGCACACACTTCCTTATTTATTCTATATATATTATATATCATTTTTCTGGAAAAATCAAATCTAAAAATTGCTCCGCCTGTACTTTTAAATCATCAATACTCCCATTATTATCAATGGTATAATCGTAATCAAAGTCGAAAACATGCTCATCAGATTCATTTGATGTCGCTTCTTCTTCGACAGCGGCCCGCCGTATCAATACGGTGATGGCACCAAGTTCATCCTTAAAACGCTGTATCTCTTCCGGCTCACGTGAATCTACGAGCAGTATGGCCGCATGATTCTCGACACCATATATACGCAAATCGCTCTCAAATAACCTGATTTCCCGCTTTATATCCTGAAACGGAAGATCATTATATTCACGACAAAGTGCTTTCAGATCACTAAGAAATTTGCGAGACTCCGGTGTCTTCTTACCATCCCAACGCGCCTTCTTTGCGACTTCTTTTATTTTATCAACTGTAGAGCGGCTACGACAAAATGGCCCCATTAAGGCTTGACATATATCCTCAAATGTAGTTTTACCCGCACCTGGCCGCCCATTAACTATTACTATTTTTATCATTTCTTAATAACCTTTTTGCCCAATCATTAAATGTTTCTTGATAAAATACAACAAATTCATTATCATATACAGCACCTGCTTTTAAATTATTGGCAATATGAATCCAGTTTGCACCACGCTGTAAAAATACCCACATCCAAACTTCTTGTTTTAATGTTGAAATAATTTCATCCATAAACCGTTCATCAACTTGATAAAATCGTGCTTGCATATAATAGTTATAAATATTAATTAACGTTTGTGCTACAAGTTCATCAGAAATTCGCTGATTTACGTCATATAATTTCTTTAATCCCTCTACTTGACTTGTAATATAATTCATATAAGTTTGAGTAAAATATTCTTTGGTACCCGTTTTACGAGTTAAAGAATTAGGATTAGAACGCCATATATAAGTAATCTCACTTAACTCACCACGTTTTGTGGTAGAATTCCATGCAATTAAATTAAAATAAGCATCCTCATCCGTACGCAACGGAAGAAAACTTAAATTAATATCTCTTAAATATTGTACACGATAAATTTTACCATGAAACCATGTAATTGTTCCAATATTTTGTGGCATAAAAATATCCTGCTTATTCTTTTCTTCGCGAATAAAACTTGAGCGCACAATATCAAAAGGTTCTTTTGTGCGCATAGCATTACTTAATATTTCCACCGATCGCGG